CCGTGGGCTTCAAACTGCTGAATAGCATAGGCGATCCGGTCGGGGTTCTTTGCAACCCGTTCTGAATGAACCTGTTTGGCATGATCCTTCAGGGCATCCCACACTTCATCCCTTGCCATCGGCCCCACCGCCCTTCAGGGTAATCTTCACATAACCGGCCTTGGCGGTAGTCTTGGAACACTCGGAAGCAATGTCCGGGTATTTCTTCTTCAGCTTGGCGGAATCAATGCTGGTGGCATTGGTGGGCTTCACAAGGGTAAGGTTCAGAACATCGGATTCAAACTTATCCACGCCGAACTTCACCATTGCTTCATACAGCTTGGCCTTCATTTCCTTTTCCTGATCCTCAATGGCCTTCTTGTGGGCGGTCAGGGAAGCAATGGCGTTCAAGGTGGCAAGCTGGGTGTTTTTGAACTCCTGAAGGGCCGTTTCTTCATCGAAGGTGGCCGAACCACAGGCGTTCGGGTTTTCCTGACAGGAATCAGGGCAAGTGTGGAACTCCAGGCATTTGTGGCAACACCCATCGAACTTTCCACGGGGGCAAGCATTTTCACATTTGATCATTTTTCGGGTTCTCCTTTCAGATAAACATTCAACTGCTTCAGGCCGAAGGCGGAAGCGGCTTCATGGTTGTCAAAATAAATGTCGATCTGGTTTTCACCGTATTTGTCAATCACCCATTGGGCGGGACGATCCTGAACGATGTATTCACCCAAGCCTTCCACTTCCAACACGGTTCCCAAGGGAAGCGGGGAAGCACAGGAAACACCGGCCTTCAGTTCCACACCAGCGGCACCATACACAATGCCGTTGGGCCGGTTCTTGGCCCATTCGCCGCAACACTTTTCACAGGAACAATAGGCGGTAACTCTGAAACTGCCCAACAGCACCGGTTCAGGTTCGGCGGGTTCTTCCACCAGCGGGGTTTCTACCGGCTCCAAGGTCACATCCGGGATCACGGCGGTAAGCTGATCCTGTTCAATGGTGGCATCCGGGGCGGGTTCTCTGACGATTGCGGAACAGCGCCCAAATACGAAGCCCATTGCAAGGCCCATCAGAAGGGCCACAAGGAACATCCGCCTGAACCATTGATCACGGGCTTTGCGGCGCTGTTGCCGCTTGCTCATACTTTCTGAATAGTTCATCGGTATAGTCCTTTCTCATTTCCAAATTGGAAAGAATATCTTCTTCAACCGTTCCCGGACAGATCATCAGGTAATAGAAACAGGGCCTTTCTTGACCAAGGCGGTGAATACGCTTTTGGGATTGCTCCCACAGTTCCGAACCTTGGGGAACGCTGAAATAAATGATTTTGTTGGCAAGCTGGAAGTTGCCGCCCATTGCACCGGCCTGATACTGAATGAAGGTAATGCTGTTGTGCTGGTAGCGGTAAGCATCCAAGTTCTTTTCTTCACCGGAAAGAACAGACACAGGGCGGTTCAGGCCCTTGGCGATCCCCTTCAGGCGTTCCATTTCTTCCGTGAAGTTATAGAACACGATCAAGCGATCTTCCGTGCTGTTCGCCAAATCCCGGAAGGCTTCATAACGGGCCGGGTTGTATAGGCCGCAAAGCTGACGGGCATAAAGGCGGCGGGTCAAGCTGGTATCGCCAATCAGTTCCCGTTCACAATGGGCATTGGAACCGTAGAAATCAGCATCCAGTTCAAATTCACCAAGGTTGGCACTGTCAATCGCAACATAGCGATCATTCCAGAACTTCCAATAAAGGGGTGAAGGGCGGGTTTTGACCTTGATCCAGTTCCGTTTTGGAAGGCTGATCCCGGCCTGTTCGGTAGTCATGAAAACGGCCCCATGTTCGGCCAACTTCATCTTCAGCCGGTCAACATTCTTATAACCGGTAATCTGCTTCCGCCAAAAGCCATCGGTTTCCACCCATTCCGTTTGAATGTACTGCTTCCAGAACAGTTCCTTTGAAATCTTCCATCCCAACAGTTGGCATTGGCTCCACAGGTTTTCATACTTGCCACCCGTGGGGGTGCCTGACAGAAGGATCACATTATCCGGTTTCAGCCCAAGAATGAACTTTGACCGTTTGGCGTTCTCGTTCTGGATCAGGGAACTTTCATCCAACATCAGCGTGAAGCCGGTCAGGGTTTTCAGCACATTCCGCCTGAAGGTCAGTTCGTAGTTGATCACGCCACAAATCCGATCCGGGTTATCAACTTCCATTGCGGCCTTCATGAACCAATCAAATTCATTTTTCTTGGTCATGTCATAAATCATCCAACAATGGTTCATGGCGTAATTTTCCGTCATGTGTTCAATCCAGTCTTGAACCTTTGAACATTGACACACCAGAAGATTTACACGGCTGTTCAACTTCAAGGCTTTTTCGGAACCAACAAAGGTTTTCCCAAGGCCCATATCAAGGTAATAGGCCACCCGGTTTTTCCCCTCGGTTTCGTCAAGGGCCTGTTGCTGGTGCTGGAACAGGTTAATCATTGATCTGAAGGGAAGCACCCAAAACCTTCTTGGCGTGGGTGGTGGAACCGAACAGCTTCTTGATCACGGCGGCACAGAAACCGGAATAGTAGTCATAGGAATCTGCTTCCCCACAGGAAACAATGGTTTTGGTGTTGTCGGCCCACAGAATGATTATCTTGGGGCCGCTATAAATGACCTTCTTGATCTGCGGAAGGCCGGTCTGACGGGAACGGCGGATGTGATTTGCAACGCCAAAGGTGGCGTTAAGATCGGCCTTGATATATTCCATCATGGCATCAGGCAGACTACCCGCCGCAACCACCTTGGATTCAGAGAACCAAAACAGGCCCTTGGAACTTGCGTCATTCGTCTGCTGAAAAAGTTCCACGCCAACCTTCTTGTTCTGCGAAAAGTAATTCTTCACCTTGCCGATGTAGCCGGTGAACTTGCCGCTGTATTCCGCATCGGGCAAGATTTTAACGATCATTCCGATCTGAAGCATATAAACCATCCTTTCATTGGTGAAGCCATTCACGGCGGATGTACTGAATCGCCGTTTCAAAGCCTTCAGACATTTCAGCGGGGCAATCCGGGTTATGCTGGGCGCTCCGCAACTGTTTAATTGCCTTCTTCAGTTCGCCACGGGTGGCGTTAGGCGTGTAGGGGGGGGAATCGGGCGCAACCACATAGATAATGGCGAAGAAGCAAATCATATCAATGTTGGTGGCGTTCCTGATCAAATCCAACAGTTCATCACGGGTGTTGTCCATCGTTGTTCCCCTTTCAGGCCGTAAGGCCGAAGAAGGAATTGAACTGATCAGCACCCACATAATCACGGAACTTGGTGGGGTTGATGTAGTAATTCCAGCAAGCGCCGGTTCCGGGAACAGCGTTCCCGAAGGGAAGAAGGCCACGCTGAAGGCCGATTCTGACGAACTGATCAGATTTTCCCATGCACCGGGCGGCTTCCTTCACGCTGATCTTCTTGATGGGCGGTTCCGCAACCGGGGCGGCTCCATAACCCATCAGGTAATCAAAGGAAACGCCGGTTGCATCGGCAAGGGCCTTGATACGGTCAGGGCCGGGGGTGTTCTTCCCGGAAAGGTATTGGCTGATAGCGGCCTTGGAAGCCCCGGCCTGTTCAGACAGGGCGGATTGGCTCATGTTGGCCTGTTCCATAGCGTTCTTCAAACGCTCTGCAAAGGTGGTCATTGTGCATACTCCTTTCATTTTTCAAGATTTCCGTGTGTAAACACGGCGGACAGTAAGAAATAACATCCCGGCCAATGTCGGACAGCTTTTCGGGATAGGTCAGGGGAAACATTTCCCCACACTTCTTACAGCGAACTTGGCGGGTGATCATCATTGGCTTACCACCTTGAAATGACCGGGTTCCTTCATCGGTTCCACATCCACGGTGGAAACCAAAGCCCACCAATCGGCTTCCGGGTAAAGATTGCGGTCACTTCTCAAAATGGTTCGATCCTTGAAGTGAACGGCCTTCCAATCCTTGGTGTCAATCAACTTCATTGGTTATCACTCCTGTTCTTCAAAGGCCACTTCACATTCCCCACAGAGAACATGAACTTCCTTGGAGGCCCGGATGATGGTTCCGCAACAGGGGCAAACATACTTACGGGAACTTGATCCCCCCCCTTCCGGGAACCCTTCAGCGGATTGGTACGGGGCCGAACCAGACAGAACCCGGACTTGCCAAGGGATTTCACAAAGGCTTCAGCTTGCGGGTTCAGGGTGGTTTTGTGCCATCCGTACTTTTCGCCTTTCTCCACGGTCAGCCCGTGGGCTTCAGCGGTTTCCTTGAACTTCCGGTTGTGGTAGGAACCAGAACGGGAAGTGTCCTGAACATTGTCCTGAAGGTTCTGAAGGTGAACCATTTCGTGAAGTAAGGTTCCACAGGTTTCTTCAAAGGGGCGGTTCAGGTATTCGGCGCATAGGTTGATTTCGTAATAGCCGCCTTCCTTGTTTCCGTCTTGCCACGCCTTCCAAGCGGTACACCATCCATAGGCCCCACGGGTATGATCCGGGGAAACGGTGATCACAGGCTTTTCCAGCTTCCCTTCAAAGAAGGCTTTGTTGAACTTTGAAAACAAGGTTTCAAGTTCATCAATGACCGGTTTCAAACTGACTTCATTCATGGTTCTTACTCCTTGTGGTGTCCTTTAGGACACTTTCGCATCAAAAAAAATTCCCACCGGGGTTTCAAGGTTCAGAAAATCCACGATCTTCTGAATCTCGCCTTGGGTGAACTCCGAACCCCCATTACACTTTCGGTAAAAGGCGGATCGGGAAATCCCAAGGACTTCACACAGCTTGGCACGGGTGACACCCCGAACGGACATTTCATATTCCAACCGGGCCTTGTTCATTCGCTCACATCCTTTCTTCAAAAATAGAACAGCCAAAGCCCCAACAAGCAATTTCCGGGCGGTCATGTCTTTTACATGGGGATTGATACCCAATACCCGAACCCATAAACCGGGGGCGCTCATATTGTCGCTGTTGCCCTGCCATCATCAGCACCGGTGGGGCGGTTCCGGTGGACGGGCCATCAGGCCCGTTTCGGCTTAAAGATCATGAACATATTCATAAACGGAAGTGTTTTCTGATTCCAGAATGTACCGATACGCTTCATCAATATCTTTACAATCAACCGGTTCGGTACTGCTATTGTGAATGTCATGCACCGGCCACAGATCGGAATGGGGGTTTTCATAGGCTTCCTTTTCAATTTCCGGGGTTGCCGGGTAAACACGAAAGCGGCGAATGGTCTGTTCATCATAAAAGCGATCCGGTTCCTTAAAACCATCCAGCAGATTGTAAAAATACTTCATATCTCATATACCCCTTTCGGTGTCTTATTTGCTTTTGCCGTGTCTTTTAGGACACCATCATAGTATCACACCCCTTGGCGCTTGTCAACCCCATTTGTGGATTAAAAGAAACTTTTTTTGTTTTTTCGCTTTAGGGGTTGCAAAAAAGACACATTGCGGTTATACTGTTGTTACTAACCGTGAAAGGGGTGTTGATGTGGCTGATTTGACTATGGGCCAAAAAATCAAGGCTTTGCGTGAAGAAAATAATCTTACTCTTGAACAGGTGGGCAATGCTGTTGGCGTAGGTAAAAGCACCGTTCGGAAATGGGAAAATGGGATTATTGCCAATATGCGCCGTGATAAAATAGCAGACTTGGCGAAAGTTCTTCACACCACACCGGCCTATTTAATGGGCTGGAAAGAAGAAGTTGAATTGGATAACCTATTTAGAATTGAAAAGCGAAAGTTCCCATTACTTGGGAACATTGCTTGTGGAACCCCTATCTTTGCCAACGAAGAAAAGGAACTGTATGTGGAAGCTGGTACAAACATTCATGCTGATTTCTGCTTGAAGGCCAAGGGTGATTCCATGATCGGGGCCAGAATCTATGACGGGGATATTGTGTTCATCAGAAAACAGGAAATGGTGGATGATGGTGAAATTGCCGCTGTCCTGATTGGTGATGAAGCCACATTGAAGCGTGTTCAATATAATCCTGAAGAAAACGAACTGTTGTTGTTCGCTGAAAATCCAAAGTATAAAACCATGCGTTACACAGGCGAAGAACTGAATCATATCAGGATTCTTGGAAAAGCCGTAGCCTTCCAAAGTGATATTCGTTGAAAGGGGGAAACCTCATGTTTGGGAAAAAAGAACGCTGTGCGATATGCGGTGAAAAACTTTCCTTTACGGCAATTCAAATCAACGGTGGTTCCATTTGTCCTGCTTGCAACCGTCTTTCCACCGGCTCCCCCTTAGCATCTGTGGAACAGGTGAAAAAGGCATGGGAAGAAAACCACAATCGTTTCCGTAACTTCAAACCCGGAATGGTCATTTCAGATTTCGCAAGCAGTTTTTTGTTCATTGATCCTGAACAGAAAATGTTTTACCTGTCCAACAGTAAAAAAACAAAGCTGGAACCTGTTGTTTTCAAGTTCTCTGAAATCAATGCCTTCAAGATTGAACAGGTTGGACAGAAAACCATTACTAAGACAAAAGGCGGGATTGGTAGGGCCGTTGTTGGCGGGGCCTTATTCGGAACAGCCGGGGCCATCGTTGGTGCCACAACTGCCAAACAGGAAACAAAGGAAGTTGGCGGCGTTCCAATTTTATATGTTGATTTGTCCATCAACGGAATGAACACCACCGTTTCCATCTCCAACCCACCCCTGAAAGCCGCTGATTATCTTGAAAACGCTATGAACGAATAATCCTTCAACATTCAAGATCAAATCCCTTCTGGTTATATTTTTCATACTTCTTAATACTTTTTTTCTTGAAATATTAGAAAAATATGTTTCATCTTGAATGTTGAAGAATTTCCGAAAAAGCCTTATACCGCAAGGCTTCAGGCTCATTCAACATCATTCAAAATTAAAAAAAATGACCGCCCCCGGTCTTGCACACCGGAAGCGGTCAGGCGAAACAAACCCTTTTGAAGTTAATGTTTCAAACGCCTTTGAACATTATATCACATGGGGTTTAGCTTTGCCATACCCAATTTTGAAAGTTCAGGTGATATAATGCGAAATCCAAACGGGTATGGAACGGTTGCAAAGCTATCAGGCCAACGCCGCCGCCCATACATTGTGAAAAAAACCATAGGTTGGAATGACAAAGGCCACCCCATCTATGACATTATCGGCTATGCTGAAACCCGTGAAGCCGGGAACATCATGCTTGCTGAATACAACCGTGATCCTTGGGATGTTGACCGGGCCAAGATCACCCTTCAACAGCTTTTTGACCTCTGGAAAGAAAAGAAGGCCCCGAAGCTGGGTGAATCCAATCGTTCTTCCCTCTGTTCAGCGTTCAAGCATTGTTCAGCGTATGTGAACAAACCTTACAAGCAACTGCGATCCTACCAAATGCAAGAAACCATTGATGGTTGTGGGAAAGGGTATAGTACCCAAGCGGCCATCAAGAACTTGTGGGGCCACCTTGACCGGTTCGCCCTTGAAATGGACATAATAAACCGGTGCTTCTCTGAACTGCTGACTTCTGATCCAATACCGCCCACCAGCCGCCTTCCGTTCACCAATGATGAAATCAAAACGGTGTGGGAACATCAGTCTGATCCTTGGGTTGATACTGTTTTGATCTTGCTATATTCCGGGTGGCGTATCTCTGAATTTTTGAACCTGAAACCTGAAGATATAGACTTGAAGGAAGGCACGATGAAGGGCGGCACCAAAACGAAAGCCGGTAAGAACCGCATTGTTCCCATCCATCCAAAGATCAGGCCCTTGATTGAACGGCGGCTTGCCGAAGGTGGCCCCCGGCTGATCAGCTACAATGGGAAGATTTGCAATCAAACCCAATACCGGATATTTTGGGCGGATATTATGAAGGCCCTGAAGCTGAACCATACCCCGCACGAATGCCGCCACACCTTTGAAACCAAATTGGATAGCGCCGGGGCAAACCGGAAGTGTATTGATCTTCTCATGGGCCATGTGTCCAAGGACACAGGAAACCGGGTCTATAATCACAAGACTTTGGATGAACTGAAAAGCACCGTTGAACTAATTCAGTAAGCCCTTGAATTTTGTCAAATCCTATGGTATTCTTTTGATGGTGCTACCGATAAACGGCAAGTGGTTAGTTCCCCTGACCAGATCAGGGGCGCTTCTTGCCCCCTGATCTTTATAGAAAGGGGGGCTGTCAAATGGTTACATATTCTGATCTGATTCAGACAGGTATTTTAATCGTTGGCATTATTGCCCTGTTCATGCAGGCCAATAAAAAGAAGTAACCGCCCGGCTCCCAACCTTGCGGTTACTTCTGTAATCCAGTAGGGGAACCAACCGTTTGCCGGTGGCACCCTCGTTCTATGTTCAGTATAATTCAAAGCCGCTGAAATGTCAATAGGGGCCGTTCAAAGCGGTGAACATTATAGGCCGATGAACACTGAACTATTAACACGATAGTAACAAGAAAGGCGGGAAACCCCGGAAAACCGGGACTTCCCGCCTAATCTGTTTTTATTATACCATAATTTTTTCTACTCTGCAACGCTCTGAAACGCCCAAATACTGAACATTTCAGCCCTTTGAAGTTCGGTGAAATCGGGGTTATTAGTAACATAGTAGAAACACGCAAAAAAGGCCCTTCCAGCTTGAACCGGAAGGGCCTTTTCTCATGGTTAGGTTTTGGTGGCGTAGTCAAGGGAAATCCACCCGACACCGCTTTTCAGTTTGCCCCATTTGGCCGCACCTTTGCCGGTGCTTTCAGCCACGATGGTATAAATACCGGGCTGGATGTAGCCGGTTGCACCGTAGTTTGTGCCGGGGCCTTTACGGATATTCAGGTTGGTGATCTTCACCCGCACAAGGTAAGGGGTCATGGTGGCCCCTGTGGTGCCGCCTGTGGGCTTTTCTGTGGCTGGGGGTGTAACTACTACCCCACCGCCAGCGGAAGCGCCCTGAAGCCGCCTGTTGACTTCTGCGGCAATCTCCCCGTGTCGGGAATAAAGGTATTCGCCCGGACAGGCTTTGTTGGCGAAGTCACGATGAACAGTCATGTTGCATCCGTTCCGATGGTTCACACGGTCATTCTTGTTCGTACTCCACACCAACTTCTTGATCCCGTTGCGCTTGCAAATATCCGTTACCAAATCCAACAGGGCCGCATAAGCCTTGGCGGTGACGGCGTAAGGGTGGGTGGTGTCGGAAGCAACTTCAATGGTGATTGCCCGGTTGTCATTGGTGCCGTTGCTGGAACACCAAGAACGATCCTTTTCATCCACGGAAAGGCCAATGGAACCATCCTTACCAACAACATAGTTGGCGGAACATTGCCGGTCTGTGGTGGCGAAATAATCACACCCCTGTTTTGCTGTCCATTGCCCAACGATACAATGAATCGTGATGGTATCAATGGCATGGTTCCGGGGGCTGGTTTTGTTTTTCGTGATCCGGGTATAGGTTGCAAGGGCGGAATTACTCATGTTCGGTATCTCCTTTCACCTGAAGAATGGCCTTGAACTTGGTGAAGGCTTCCACGATGTACTTACAAGAAACCATCAGCACAGCGCCCACAATCACCAAATCTGCAAAGATTTCTGTGTATTCCTCCGGGATTGCCCACCCAAGCTGATCCGCATAAATGGGAAGGGTGGTGATTGCCACACACAGCAAGGTCAGGCCCACAACGAATGTGGCAACCTTCAGCCCGGAATTGATCATCTTCTGTTTGTCGAAGGGCTGAAGCAAAATCTTGATGTTGTAGTAAAGGGAAAAGGCCACATTGGACAGGTACGCACACAGGAAGATCAGCATGGCCCACCCAATATTGATCAGGTTGTTCAAAACAGCGTTCAGCATTTTTCAAATCTCCTTTGCATCGTTATAGATTTCCGGGCCGTACAGCTTCCGAAGTTTAATCCGGTTTTCGGCTTTGGCTTTGGAATAGTAAAACCCGGTTGCGGTTGCCAGTTCTGCGAACACGGCGGGGATCAGATAGGCCAGCGGGGAAAGGTCTTTGGTTTCCTCAATCATGTGAAGCGTGAAGGCCGTTACCCAAATGGTAACGGCCCCCACAATAAACAGGATCACCTTTGAAGTTTCAAACCGTGGCTTCTTTGGAATGTTTCGGCGGTTCACCCGTCAACACCACCCGTAATTCCATCAAGGCGGTGGTGGGCGGATTTGGCGGACTGTTCCACGGCCACAAGGCGTTCCCGCAATTCCTGAACTTCACCCTTGACATTCTTCATGTCAGATTTGATTTCGGACACTCCATCCCCGATGTTTTCCAGCTTCACAATCACGGTGGTAAGCTGGGCGGTTTCCTCGGCGGTGTCTTTCTTATCGTTGCGCTTCAGGTTGGAAATACCGGAATACAAGGCAAAGGAAACCGAAAGAACAGAAATCACGATGGACAATTCAAGCGTCATTGTTTACCTCCCATCAGGCCCCGATCAGGGCGGCGATATAGCGCAAATCCTCAACAGGGCCGTTGTAGAAGTCATGATTCCAAATCCAATGATCTTCCTGTTCCGGGCGCTTGTACTTTTGGCAACGGGGATCATCCCAAATTTTCCCCCACCGGGCGTTGTGTCCGGGGGTCTGCTTCATCAGCGTTGCGGTGATCCGGTTCAGAAGTTCGCCCCGTTCCTTGCCCATGCCATCATCATTTTGGGTAAAGAAGTCATAGGCGTTTTGGCTGGTTACGGAACACACCGGAAGATCATTCAGAATCAAAAAACCACCCTGACAATTCAGGATGGTTCCATACCGAATGTTCACTTGTCCGCAAATTGCTTTGAATTTGGCCCGCTTTCGACACACATAGATTTTGTACTCCATTAAGCCGATTCCTCCCAACCATATACACCGGGTTCCCACACATTGGCATCCGCTGTGGAAACCCAATGTTTACTGTTATGGCTCACTTTTGCCCCCTTGGAATAAGCGTCATGCGCTCCTACCGGTTGGCTCCATTCCGGCCATTCTTCAGCGGGGTCATTTGTCTTACTCCACAAACTGGAAGCGGCTGTGGGTGTCCAATCCGCTTGGGAAGTGTGGGCCTGAACACACTTGTAAAGGGCGCCTTGGTAGCGGCGAATCTGCCCTACCGTGTAGGCCACAGGGAAAGCCCATTCAGCGAACAGATCAGCGTGTTCAGCCGCCGTGGTGGGGTCAATGCTCCCGGCTTCCGCCAAGGTGACAAAGACGATTCCACCGGCTTCTGTGGCTTTGGTGATCTCGGTTCCTGCGTCCGTTTCCTCCAAACTCACGGTTTCCAGTTCGTCCATAGCGGCACGGCCCAACAAATGGTAAGCCACACCCTCAAAAACAATGCCCGAAGCGTCATGCTCCGGGCAAAGGATGTAGCAACCATTTTCGGCTTTTTTGATGTAGTTCAGGTTCTCGGTCAGGCCGATACCGGCCCCGGCTTTGATGATTCTAAACATTGTCCACCTCCGAAAAAGATTGCATGGTAAAGCCGCCGCAACCGTAGCAACCGGCCATGATCGTTGAAGTTCCGGTAATAGGCGCTTTGGCACTCCATGTATTGTTCTATGTCAAAGAAGGATCGTTTTCCCTCTTTGAACTCCCTGTGAAACAGCTTCAGTTTTCGCCTTGCCCGTTTCACTCCATCCCGGCTTCCATTCACCTTGATCTTGCCGGTTTCGGTAAGTGTGAACCGGGCTTTACAGAACCGGAACGGTTTTGTAAGCGGGATCACCTTACACTTGCGCTTGTTCACTCGGATTCCAGCGGCTTCAAAACGCCTTACAATTTCATGGCCCATCAGCTTTGCTTCATCCACCGTGGGGAAGAAAGCATAGTAATCATCCATGTAGTGACCGGCGCAATGAACACGGGCCTGACACTTGATCCATTGGTCAATTTTGCTTGGTAACGCCACCATTTCCTGTTGGGAAGGCTCCACGCCCAAAGGCATCCCCCGGCCCGGTGTCGGGCATGGGGAATATTGAATCACAGTATCAGCCAAGTTTTGAAGTTCAGGATTCAAAATCAATTCCCGGTGCCGCTGATATAACAGGGCATGGGAAGCATTTGGAAAGAACCCTTTCAAATCCAACAGCAACACAGCACCTTCCCGGCCATGTCGCCGGTAATGCCATCCAAGCTGTTGTTTGATCCGTTTGAACTGCCAATGAAGGCCCTTTCCCTTTTGGCTTGCCCCGTTGTCATAGATCATGGAAGGTGAATACAACGGGATCAGGACTTCATTGCACAGGGTTTTGTGGATTTGTCGATCCGTAATGTGCGGGGCATCTATCGGGCGGATTTTTCCCCGTTCCCGAAGGGTGAAATGGGAACAGGATTTGGGCTTCCAAGTCTGTTCCAACACCGTTCGCCGCCGTGTTGCCGTACCAGAAAACAGGTGGCCTTCAAAGTTTTGAACACTTTGCTTCCACCGTACCCCGTTACAGCACTTTTTCCCATAGAAGAACATCTTCCGATAGGAAAATATTTTATTCGTTGGCCCAAGGCTATCACACCGGGCCTGTTTTCGTTCCAACCGCTTTGCTTTGCGGCGCTGGAACCTTGCTTCATGCCGTTCTTGGCTTGTCATAATAAAAGTATTCGCCCCTCGTACAAATATCTTGTATGGTGCCGTCTAAATTGCTTTGCCCTCACACATGAAATGGGATAAGGCACGATTACCCACCATGCAAGAAGCGTCCGTGTAAGGGCATCAAAGGGCAGTTTTAGGGATTTACACCCAAGGAAGCGCAACTCCTTTTACATCGGTCGTCTTTCACCTGAAAAGCCGTTTGCCTTCTGTTACTACATTTGACCGTGTATATCTGCAAAATCCGGGCCGCAACCCACCAGAATTATTGGCATTGTTATTGTTGTTGTTGCCATCCGTCCAGACAATCACGAAATTGTTGTTGTTATTGTAATTAGGGGAACGAAGGCCCCACCAAACCGCCAGAGGACACATTAACAGTCACGCACCTAATAAGAAATCATTTCTGTTTTGCTGTTACATTTTTGATTGCCCCTTTCAGAAGTTCGTTTTCTTTGTCGATCAGTTCACCCAAGTTTTGGGCCATCTTATCCAGCTTTTCCATTGCATCCTGTGACTTCACCGGGTTCCCCTTGGAAGTGGTAAAGGCCCCTTCCGGGTTCTGGTTCAGAATCAGGTAAACATGGGTCAAGCGAACATCCAGCGCCATCAGGGAAGCCCGTGCTTCAAGAAGATGGGCCTTCCTCATTTCAATGCGCTGGTTGTCCGAAGGAAAGATACTGTTGGCCTTCTCCGCATGATCGATGATCTCACCGGCCAGCTTTGCCACCGGCTCCGCAATCAACCGGGAATACCGGGCTGAAAGACGGGTTAGGAAGTTCAGGGTTTCAACATAAATCTGATTGGCCGTGTTGATGAACTCGGCCTTGCTTGTGGTTCTCTTTTGCTTCAGGACAGACATTTTCAGTTATACCCCTTTGGGTGAATTATCGACATTGATCGTTCCTTCCGCCTTTTCCACTTCTTCCAAGTGTTTCAGAAGAACAAATTCAATGTAATTGGTAATGGATCGGTGTTCACGGGTTGCAAGCGCCCCGATCTTGTCAAAGACTTCATCAGATAGGCGCAAGGTGAAAACACGCTTGTTTGTTGCCATACAATACCCCCTTCAAACAGGCTTATGGATATTGTATGGCTGATTTTGTCCGGTGTATGCACTCAAAAGGCAGTCAAATGATAGCACTTTACCGGAAAACCCCCATTTTCAAAAAATCGTCGGGCGGCTTACGCCGCCATTATTATTTTTATTTGGGGTTCCCTCCCGGAACCGCCGCCTTTCGGCGGCGGGATAGGGGCGGGATCATCCTGCGGGGGATTAGGCGGCAAAGCCGGGCCGCAACCCACCAGAACCAGTGGCACCGGTATTGGGGTTGCCGCCATCCGTCCAGACAATCACGAAACCGCTGGTGCCATAGTAATAGTAATAAGGGGAACGAAGGCCCCACCAAACCGCCGTGGTGACGGCGGTGTGATTATTTGCAATCTTGGTGTTACCAGCTTTGTAATAATCATACTGAAGCTGGTAATTCTGTTCGTACTGATTGGCATAGCTTCTTGTGCCAAAGACTTCAAACTCGGAAAGATCGAACAGGTAATCGGTGGTGGTTGTAACATTACCGGAACTGTTACTGGAATTGCCCGTGTTATCAGTGTACTTGGTCACGGGCTGCATCACAGCACGAAGGTCAGACGGAAGCGCCGCCATCAAACTGTTTGCCAAGGGGCTTGTGGGGGTTCCATCATTGCCATAAAGGGTTTTCCGCTTATAGCAAGCGTTCCAACCACCGCTGTTCGTGTTGCTGGTGTTCCAACTGAAATAACCGGTGCCGGAAATATTAGTGTTGTATTTGCTGTCACACAGGGCAACGGCGGCACTCCCAATTTTTCCAATCTGGAAATGGATCTTATTCCCGCCTTCACGGGCCGAATTGTGATTGAACCCCAAAATGAAAGCATTGACCGCCAAATTGGAAAAAGTGGTGTTGCCCACCTTACCATTGATCTTGATTTCCTTCGCATCACCAACGGCCCAATAGTTGGCTCCCAAACCTGCGGAACTGACTTCCCGGATGGTTGCCCAACTGTTATCGTTCAGAACCTTGGTGGGCAATGTCACTTCAACGGAACAGGTCTTATTGGCCGGGGCCGTGTGGTTGGTGCCAGCGGCCACGCTGACGGTGATTGTAGCTTTTCCTTTGGCCTTGGCGGTAACAGTTACCACCGAACCGGAAACACTCACAGAAGCCACCGTGGGGGCGCTGGAAGTGGCCGTAATCTTACCATCACCCGCCCTTGTCACGGTGATGGTGTCCGTGGTCTTTGCGGCGGTCAGTTTGATGGAAGTTTTATTCAAAGACAAACTACCAGCGGCCTTGGCAATGCTCCAAGCAACCGTTTTGGCCCCGGTGCTTCCATCAGCCCACTTGTAGTTCGTTTTCGGCGTGAAGGTGGCATTGTAGGAACCGGCGTTCGTGCCGCTGGTAGTTCCTCCAAGCGTCATTTTCCCGCTGTCATAGTTGTTCCAAGTGGGGCTTTGGGCCGAACCGGTATAAGTAAGGCTGTTGTTCTGCGTGGGGATCGTCATGGTGGCGGCGTTGATCGTCCAAGTCACTTCCTTGGCGGTCTGTGTGCCGTCTGCCCACTTATACTTCCCTTTCGGCGTGAAAGTGGCCGTGTAAGTTCCCGCATTGGTGCCGGTAGTCACGCCGCCCAAGGTCAGCGCATCGGGGTTATAAGCGTTCCAAGAAGGGCTTTGGGCCTGTCCGTTATAGGTCAGGGTGCCATTCTGCGAAGGAAGAACATTGATGGTATAGACGATACCGGACACAGCATCCAAGGCCGCATTTGCGGCATCCTGTGCGTTCTGTGCGGCTTCCACACAGGTTCCGATCTGGTTCAACAGATACGGGTGGGCGGTCTGATCAAGGTTGTGTTCTCTCACCTTACTTTGGGCCGTACCTTTGGGATCATAGTTCATGCTGGGAAGCTGTTCGGCGGGAACCTTACCATCCACCAGATCAGCCTTCCCGGATTGACCTTTCTGAAGGGCTTCAACGGCATCCGCATTGGCCTTCATTTGGGTATCAATCTTATCCATGTTTTCATTCTGAACCCCTACATCATAAAATTCAGATTCAAGGGGTTTAGTCAGCTTGTAATTGGTTGTTTTATTCGCCATTCTTCAAAACCTCGTTTCTCAACTGATTATGGGTATAGGCGGCAAGCTGGGCATGGGTGAACCGCCCAAGTTCCGCATGGGTGTTATAAAGCTGAAGCAAGGTCACAACCATGTTTTGGGGAACAACCCGGTTCAGCAAAGATTCAACATCATTGAAGTTGTTCTTTGCGGCCAACCCGATTTTCACAAGAAGCTGATAGGTGCCTTCTTCCACATCAGCGGAATAGTTTCCCTTCCCGCACAGCGTTTCAAGGATGTTCCGAAGCTGGGGCAAGGTGTACGGAAGTTCTTCATTGATCCGGGTCAGAATACGGAATCGGCGATCTTCAAGACTGTCCGTGCCTTTTGGGGTGATCCCCAAAATCTTTTCCCACCGGGAAAGGCCCATGTTTCCAGCGGTGGGAATGAACTGATTATCAAGAAGATCATCCGTGGTATTCCATGCCTTTTCAATTTCCGGCTGTTCGCTCCCCATGATCCCCTGAAACTCCGCATAATCACGAATGACATAGGGAAGATAATCAATCAGTTTGCGTTCCATGCTCCCGGCCCCTTATCTGCTGATCACGATGGTTCCCGGCTCAATGGTTCCCAAAACCGGGATGTGGTCAAGGGTCAGGGTACAGTTCGCCGCTTCACCGTTGATCTTGGTGTTGGCAATATCCAGAATACCGGTGATTCCCAACAGGCGGCTTTCCACCTGACTGATACGAACCACAAGGGCTTCATTCTGGTCTGCCCAACTTTGGGCCAGTTCCAAGAAGTAACCGTTGATTGCTTCCGTGACATAGGCGGAAACATCATCCCAACTCCATTCCCGCTGATAGTACAGATCGAAGGAAAGGTTGATGGTATCTTCACCCACGCCTTCAACCCTCACCACATGGCCGATGGGGGCAATGCCCACACCTTCACCGGCGTTCTGAAGGGGGTCAACTGCGGTCTGCACCTGATCCACAAGGGCTTCCGAAGGCTTCTTAAAGGAACTGTTGATGATCACCAGCTTCACGGTTCCGCCCACGGTCAGCTTGCTATTGGCTCCCGCCGCATACACGGCATTCAACCACGCCTTGATTTCCTCGGACACACCGGAAAGGCCGCTGATCCAAGTGTCGGTTCCCGTGGGCGGGATCAGCTTGGCCGGGTTCAAATCGCTGTTCCAAACCCGATATACCTTCACACCGCCCACGCCGGGAATGGCGTTCGCCTTTTCCAGATAATCCGCACGGTTGCCGCCGAAGGCTTGGGCGTTCAGGCTATCCATGTAACGCTGTCTGAAAACCTCGGTATCTTCTTCATCCTCACCGGGGATCACCACGGCGGAAATGGAACAGGTTTCAAGGCCGTCCACATACTCAATGGGAATCACCGTTCCGGTGTAGTCATTACCGGCTTCACCAGCGGTTTCACAAGTGATTTCATACTTACCACTTCCACGGTCAGCCGAAACATAATAGTTCAGTTCTCCGATGGAAAAGCGGGTGTTCATGGGAAGGTGCAAGGTGGTTGGTGTAATGCTCAACTGCAACACGGCAGGGCTTGCCGGTTGCGGTTTCAGGCCCCTTTCTGCCGCCCTCAAAATGAGATAAGGGCGGGTTGCGGTGTCCGCAAAGGTTTCATTCAGCACCGTATCAAGGGCAATATAAAGGTTCTGCAATTCCACGGCGGCGGGGGCATCACCGCACCAAACCAACGAACCTTCACGGGTGTCCAAATTGCCATTGATGGAAAGCGCCTTCTGAAGCATCCGGGAAAGGATTGCTTCATAGGTCTGTGCTTCATACATCAGATTTCAACCCCCAATTCTGCATTGATTTCGCCAAAAATGCTGACCACCGTGAAGGTAGTCAGCACTTTCTTTTTGTTCACCGTAAATTCAAAGTTCTGAACCGCCGTGATCCTATCATCCTGAAGCAAGGCTTCACGAACCCGGCGTTCAATTTCGGGAATACAGTATTCCACATCTTTCCCGATCAGATTATGAAGTTCAACCCCATAATCCCAAGAATGGATCAACCATTCATAGCGTTCTGTGTTCAGGATCAGGAAAACCGCCTGTTCCACAGCTTGGATTTCATCAATGGTGCCGATGATGGTCAGGTTGTTGTGGTTCATCCTGAAAGTACGGCTTGGAAGGGTTTCAATGGTGAAATCCTGTTTAATATCATCCTGCACTTGCGGAATCATCATCAGGCCCCCTTTACTCGGTCAATAACCACGAATTTCTTTCCTTGCTGAACCCGGATCAGAAGCACCTTTTCACCGGCTTTCAAAGCATTGTGAACCTTGAAGGTTTTCTTGCCAACATAGGCGTGTTTGTGGGCTTCATAAGCCGCCGCACCAGAACCGCCGCCTTTGTCCTCGGTGCTGTGGTTCACCGTCATATCAACTTCAAAATCAGTCACATTCCGGGTCAGGATCAGCATTTTGGAAGTGTAGATGGATTTCTGATCCACCTGAATTTTCAAGGGTGAAGCGGAAAGGACAGTTCCAAACAGGATGTTCACCGGTTTCCCGGCTTCCACAGCTTCCACCGCCGCCCGTTTTACCACTTCAACAGGATTAGGCAATATATTCACCCCCCGATCAGGTCAAGTTCCATCATGTGTTCATCACCCCTGAAGGTGTGGGTGACTTTGTTCACCACCATGTAATTGTTGGTGACAATATCGCCAAGGTTCAGGGCCACCACCACGGCGCTTCCAGCACGAACCCGCACATCACCGAAAGCGTTCTGAATGGTCAGCTTGCGGGTTTTCTGATCGTACAGCTTCAACAGGGCATCCGCTTTGGCGGAAGCGCCTGTTTTGGTCTGAACTTCTTCAAAATACTGAAGAACACCCCATTGGTTCATTTTCGCCCCGTCCTGTGCAATGAACAATTCCCGCTTACCGGTTTTTTCATCGTTATAGGCCAGCTTGATCTTGTTATAGGTCTGTTCATCAATGCTGGATTCATAGCTGAAGTTTTCCCCGGTTTCTTCATCAATCAGAAGGTTCAGCTTCATGGTATTGATGTTCTTCAGGGTCAGCTTCCCGGCATCGTCATATAGAACATAAAGCTGTTTGGTATTCATCAGGGTTTCATCAAGGGCGCTCTGGATCATATCAAACAGGGTTTGGTTTTCTTCCACGATGGTTTCAAGGGTATAACCGGTATCTTCCACCGTGCCAAGGTTCAACCGGAAATCTGTTGCAATGCGCTTCAGAAGGTCAGAAGCCTTCAGCCCTTCTTCCGTGATGGTGTCCTTATTCTTCAAATAACGCAACTGATCATAGGCCACAACATCAATGGTGCCGCCCTTGTCACGCTTTTTCTTGAACACAAACCCATAGAACATGGCGGTTCCGTTCACAGTCAGCTTCACCGGATCACCTTCAGCAAAGTTCAGCCCCGGCCCCTTGACAACGGTGAACTCCAACTTGCCGGGGGTTCCCTTGCGTTCCAAGGTCAGCCGTGCGCCTTCCTCGACAACGGGGAATTGAATGGTGCTGTTATGCTGGATGAACAATTCAACTGCCAAACGGGATCACCCCTTTCAGGAAGGCAAAGTAAGAACCTGACCGGGATAGATCAGGTTCGGGTTCTTGATTTTGTCCTTGTTCAGATTATAGATTTTCGTGTAATCGGCCCCGTTGCCCAACTGCTTCTTGGCAATGTTCCAAAGGCAATCACCAGATTTCACCGTATAGGTGGCGGCTTTCGGGGCCGTTGTGGTGGGCCGGGGTGCCGCCTTAACCGTTGCGGTGGCGGTTCCCCCGGAAGTCTTGGCCGGTTGCACGGTCACGGTCTTGGTGCCATAGGCTCTGTACTGTTTCAGGTTGATCTTCACCTTCACATCAAAGCCTTCACCGGCATCATCGGTGATTTCATAGGTTTCAAGGCCAACGGTCAAATTGGTGTAATGGAACATCCCGCCACCGGGCTTCTGCCGGTTCAGAATGAATTGGAACGGGGTCTTGCTCACCTTCAGCCGTTCAAACAAGGACAGGTAATAGGCGGCGCTTTGCGCTCCACCGTTGCTGAAGGGATAGGACACTTGGGGAAGAACCAATTCAAAGGACACATCCGAAAGGCCAGCGGCCTTCAGAATGTTGATTTCTTCCCCGTTGATCAGGGTCATGGTTTTGTTCTGGTTATTGATCTTCACCGTCACCTTGGAAGGGGTGATGGGCATAAGCGTTCCCGCCATATACAGTTTATACGCCATTACTCATGCACCCCTTCTTCAGAAACTTCCAGCTTTTCAGCAAAGTCATTGGCCCAAGCATCCATGATCCCATCCAAATCAGCATCTTTGGAAATGTGGTTTTCATTGTGCTGTTCAACCTTGATTTCAGCGGTAGTGAACCGGTTGATTGCTTCACGCTCCGCAATGTCACGAAGATAGGCCAAATCTTCTTCAGCAATATCCAAGGCATCAGCGGTGGCCGCTGTGTTGGCGGCGGTGTCACCGGTGTTTCCATAGATTCCATCAAGGGTGTTGCTCAAATCGAAAGCCCCCATAGAATCCAAACCGGAAGCATCAAACATTCCGCCAATCTTATCATCAATCCCTTGGCCGAAGTCATACCCGGCATCCCAAGCCCCGGAATAGGTGGCCCGATAGTCGATGGTGGGGGCGTTTTTGTCCAAGGTGATTGCGTTTTCATTTTTGCCCCAAGAAGTAACCGCACTTTGAAGGCTTTCAAGGCCAGAAGTCCAGTCAGTTCCAAAAATAGCATCAATGATGGTGGTTACAACTTTACCAAGGTTCAGGAACCACCCGATGATTTGACCGATCAGGTTTGCCACGGCATCACCAAAGCTGTTGAAGCCGCCGTTGCACACATTCAGAATCCATTCCACGATTCCAAGGAACGGGGCCACAAAGATTGTCCAAATGGCCTGAATGATAGCGTTCAAAACGCCAATGGCACAGTTCAGCACAAATGCACCGGCCACGGCTACCACACCACAGATAATTCCAGTTGCGGAAATGGTGGAACCGGTCAGCTTATTGATTGCCGCCACAATCATATAAATGGCCGCAATCACGGCAATGATGATCAACAGAATCCAAGTCAGCGGACAGGCCAGCAAAGCGGCATTGAAGCCGTATTGGGCGGCTGTGGCGCTTGCCTTTGCCATTGCTTCCGCCTTCTCGGTAGCGGCAAGGGTAGTGTTTGCAACGGCGGCTTTGTACGCCTGAACCGCCGCAAGGCCCTTCTGCGCATTGCTGATAGCGGTGATTGCATTGTTGGCAATCAGATAGCCGTTATACAACAGCATTGCCGCCGCAATCCCCAAAACAAGGGGCTGAATGATCCCCCAATTATCCACGAACACAGAAGCAATGGCAATCAGAATATCCAGCGCCGAAGAAGCCACATTCGCAACAGCGGCAAGGCCATTGATCAGGCCGGTGGTCACTTTCTGGAATTTGGTGCTGTTTCCAATTTGGTTGATTTTGGTCAGGATCGGGGCAAACATAGAAAGGGCCTGATTCTTCATATCAACCCAAATCTGCGCCCAAGTCTTGGGCATGGAATCGAACTTTGCGTTGGTTTCGTCCGCCATAGCAAACATGGCGTTCTTCACCACTTCAGCCGTTACCTTGCCTTCCTGTGCAACCGTCTTAATGGAACCTTCCGCAATCCCCATATACTTTTCAATGGCTCTTGCGATACCCGGCGCACCGTCCAGAATAGAGTTCAGTTCTTCACCACGAAGCGCACCCGCCGCCATTGCCTGTGTAAGCTGGATCATGGCGTTGCTCTGCTCTTGGGCCGTAGCACCGCCAATAACAAACTGTTTGTTCACCTGTTCCATGAAGGCAATGACCTGATCCATATTGCCACCGAAGGCGTTACCGGCGTTCAGGCCAAGTTTCGCAACGGCGGAAGCGGTGTCAAAATAAGCGGATCGGGAACGCTGGGCGGAAGCCATGATCTTCTGTTCCAAGGCTTCAACGGAACCGCCATCATCCACAAGCAAATTCAATCGGGCTTTGGTGCTTGCCAATTCATCCGAAATGTTCAGCACCTTATTGATCCCGGCGATACCACCAGCGGCAATGGCAACTTTCTTGATGATGGACAGAAGCCCGTTGGCGGAATTGCTACCCCCACGAATGGAATTGTTGAAATTCTGCTGTTCGTTGTTGGCGTTCCTGATATTTTCTTCAATGGTATCAAAGGCGGTTCCCGCTTTCGCCCATTCTTCACGGGCTTCCCGGATTGCCGCCGTGTCAACGGCTCTACCGGAAGCCTGTTGCATGGCTTCAAAGGTGTTCAGCACAACCCCCATTGCCTTGTGCATACTCTGAAGGGGGCTGGTAACACCATCATAAAGGGCAATAGCGGCCCGGATGTTTCCCACAGGGATCACCACCTTTCTTGGAGAATAGAAGCCGGGGCCTTAATGGTGACGGCCCCGGCGCTGTTTTCGTTCAATTTCCTTCTGCTTCTTCTTTTCAGCTTCCACCCGAACATCAATGGCCGCAATGATGAAGGCCCGTTCACGGCGGGGCAAAGCATAAAAGGCGGAAGGTGTCAAATGAAGTTCGTGAAGGCAATAGTAAGCAATGTTCGCTTCACCATCACCTTCACAGATTAGTTTTTTGCTTCATCAACCTCATCCTGCATGGTGGTATCAAAACCACACACTTCCTGAATCTTGGTCAGGTATTCGGCATATTCGCCGGGGGTCAGCATGGTTTTCAGAAGGGCATCAGCGCCCATGACCTTGTAGCTGTCCTGAAGTTCCTTATCATTCAGATTGGGGAACACGGTACAAGCCACGGCCAGCTTGCCAAGGTAAAGATCATAGTCGGTTTCCTTCTGATACTGGTTCTTCTTGCCGGGAACCGGAACACGCTTGGCACAGGACTTCCGAAGGGCTTCATCCTCGGTGCCGGTGATGGTCTTGATCTCCCAAGGAATGGGGTTGCCATCCTCACCCAAGAAGCGTTTGGAAGCAACAAACTTGATGTTCTCAACGGGAACGGCGTTTTCAGCCAAAAAAGCGGACAGGCTCATTGTTTTTTTCCTCCTATATTTTGATACGAAAAAAGGCCCCGGCCCCTACCGAAGTAAGGCCGGGGCGCTCTGCTTACTGCATACCGGCCAAAAGGCTGAAGGTTTCGGGCATCTCGAAATCTTCAAAGGTGAAGTCCATATCTTCATCCAAGTATTCCGCATCAGCATCAAACTTGGCAAGCAAGCCGCCATCCATATTGCAATCCTTCAGGATCACGGTCTGACGGCCCACAGAAGAAGTGGGATCTTCATTTGTCACCTGAATGTCAAAATAGACATCCTCGCCGGTGTCCTTATAACGCTTCATCAGCTCACGGAAGATGGAAGTGTTATAGTGGAAGGTGGCGGAACCCGTACCCTTCCAGCCGGTGGCCTTATTGCCCTTGCCGGTCTTGCCCAAAATGGGAACTTCCGTTTTGTTCTTCTCAAAGTTGGCTTCAAGGTTGATAGCCTGCATGAAGTTGTAACGGTTATCCCCGATGGTCACGAAACATTCAGCCAAGGAAGCGGAAACAGCATCCTTGGCGTTCATGATGGTTCTATCTGCCATGATGGTTGTACCTCCTTACTGAACATAGACGGTCATATAAAGCTGTTCCATAGCGTTCACGGGGGTCACATAGTCAGTAACCACCACGGATTTCTTGGTATCGCCCTTTTCAACCGTCACATTTTCGCCGCTGAAGTTCTCAATGGCCCGAATATCCTGAAGTTCCGTGTGGTGCTTCACAATATCGTTCCAAAGGGAAATCCGGCCAGCGGCATCATTGGGAACCTTGCCAAGATACTTCTTGCCGAACAGAACGGCAATATCATTGGCGATCTGATCCAAAACTCGGATCGTCTGGTTGCTGGAAAAGTCGCTGGACTTTTCATCCGTGATGGAAATGAAGCTGTTAATGTCAGTCAGGACACACACCGCTTCATCCACACGATGGAACATGAAGGAACCTTCCTTGATACCGTTTTCAAGCTGGGTCTGCGTGAAATCGGTGTCCACATCGTATTCACCATCATAGGTCATGTTGGTGGCGCTCTTATTGACCGCCGTTCCGCCAATCACGCCCGTAACCCAAGGGATCAGGGCGGTGGAAGTCTTGTCGGAAGTCAGGCCGTTCTTGACGCTCACAACGCCTTCATAATCGGCCAGCTTCTGGAAAAGAACCACCTGAAACTTCTTGCCCACATCATCACGCATCCGCTTTGCGAAGGCCGCAAACAGGGCGGTGATGGTGGCCTTGCTCTCGGTGCAACCCATAGCGTTGAAGGTGTACGCTTCCGCCTGATCAAGATAGGTCTGATAGTCGGAATCGGCCACGGTGCCATTGGTGCCGCCCGTCAGGGGCAAGGAAGCGGTCAAAGAAAGGGTTCCGCTGGACTTCCAATCCACATAGGCATTGGCCTTCAGATCGGTGATAGCGGCCACACCTTCCTGAAGATCAACCTGAACGGTTCCCAAGAAGGTTGCCACATCGAACAGCGGCTTCTGTTCTGTGGTGTTCTCATTCGCCGTGATAACGGTACGAAGATCATTACCACGGGTGCCGGGGTATTTGGCCGTTGCGTAGGTGTTAGCCGCCTTCACGCCGCTGGTGCCAAGGCGGAAGAAATGAACGGTTTTGGCGTGAAGGAAGATTTCACGCATAGGCTTCAGTTCATCCGCCGTGTACGCATAGCCGAAAATTTTCTGACTGTTCTTGATAAAGTCAGCCTGTTCCACCGTGAAAATCTTGCCTTCAGGCCCCCAATTCATAGCAAGGGGGATGGTGACAATGCCACGGTCAGAAAGGGTGGCGCTTGCCTGCGCCACAGAAATGAAGTTGATATATGCACCGGGCAGAACTTTGTTCTGCACCAAGAAGGTGCCGCCGCCAAGGGCCATATTATTTCACCTTACCTTTCATAAAGTCATTGATCAGCCCATCAATCTGATCGAAGGTGTATTCCTTCCCATCTTCCAAAAGGACAGACAGAAGATCACGCCGGTCAGCGTAACGCCTGAAGGTCAACACCCGTTCTTTCGGGAATACCACCGGGGCCGTGATGGTCGGTTCCTGTGCGGTGGCGGCTTTCTTTCTGGTAGCCATTCAATCACCCTTTCTTTGGCTCCACATCCACATCCAATTCTTCCATCGGGGTTTCCTCGGACGGGCGGCGAAGCGTCAAATTGTAGTTCACGAAGAAGTGAAGAACCCCGTCTTGCACTTCATAACTCATGGAAGTTCCGTGAAGCACATCCCCATTGGGAAGGGTGATGAACTCCAAACATTCCATCAAATCCCTGGCCACCTTGAACATTTCGCTGTTGTTCCTTCCGCTGGTGGGGAAATAGTGAACATCCAGCGGGTTCCGGTTCATGAATCGGTTCTTCTGCAACGGGGCAATGTCAGGCTTCAGAACGGCAATGAAAAAACAGGGTTCTTTGAAACCCTGTTCCACATCATTCTGATAGATTTTATACCCGGCTCCAAAGGTGGCGTTCAGCTTCATGGAAACACCTTTGATGATTTCATTGATCAACTGAACACCCCCTTCAAGGCTTCATACAACATATCATTCAGAATGGATGGGGCCAAGGTTTTCACTTCCTGTTCGGAAATCGTCAGCATGAACCGCCCCTTCACCCAACTTGCCTTCAGGGTTTTCCCCAAGGCGGGAACATAGCGCCCCGGCGTTTGCCGGTGGCCGTATTCCACATAGGACGCATATTCCAAGTTGTTGATGATGGTCACGGTGTACTGATCCCCATGTTTTTCAATGGGAAGGATCGTCCAAGCGTCACGCAAGGAACCGCCACGATAACCGGGCCAATATTCTTCCTTGGCTTCATCCGTGGCATACGGCGGAACCACACCAACGGGGGTTCTTTTCTTCACCTTATTCAGAAGGATTTGGGCAATCTTCTTGGCGGCATCCCGGCAAAGCCGATCCATGTCAACTTCCGAAAGCTGTTGAAGGCGTTCATCCAGCTTCTTCAATTCCCGGTAATCACACCGGCCCCATCTTCCCATCAGGCCCACCCCCTGAAGGGTTCAAGCATGATTTCTTGATGGTTGGAGAAAACACCCGGTTCACCGGAACGGGAATAGGTGAAGGTTCGTTCCACATCATTTGGCCGGGTGACAATGATCTTACATCCTGCGGGAACCTTCACATCCGGGGAAAGGAACAGCTTCACCACCTGTTGGGCGGTTGCCACTTCATCCCCATTGGTTGAAGTTAATGTTTCAAAAGACAGCTTGCACGGCTGATCCTGAAAAAGCGGCTTTTCTTCAGAATCCGTCAGGTGGGTGACAGGATCGGTGACTTCCTCACGAATGAAGATAGAACACCGATCCTTCCACAACCGTTCCAAGGCGGTTCGCACGGCCTTATTTACCATACCAACCGCCTATAACGGTAGATTTCACCAATGCGCCCGTTGATCAGATAATCAATCAGGCTGTTCAACCTCTGTTCAGGGGTTGAACTACCTTCACCAAGGGCAAAGGTAATGTTGGTGTCACCTTCCTGAATGGATTTCACCGCCGCATCCAAATCAAACCCTTCAAGCTGTCCAGAACACTTCTTCATGTTCAGGTATTCGCCCACGGCCATAGAAACGGCCAGACTTTCCAACCCCTCCGGGATTTCGGAAAGGTTGGAAAGGTTTTTGATCCGCCATTGAACATTGTTCAAGACAATATCCAACAGCGGATCATCAGCGGCCCCCGCCACGCCAAGGGCCGTTAGCATTACAACCACTTTTTCACGCAACGGGGTTCACCGCCTTTAGCCACGGGAAAGAATCCGGGCAATGGGAATGGACTTGTGGTTGATGTAGGAACGCTGACTTGCGGCGCTTTCACCGGAATGAACCAGCGTCCAGTTGCCGCCGTTTTCCAGTTCAGCCGCCGTGGGGCTGGCGCTTGCCTGCGTTTTCTTCTCATAGGACACACCGAAGGGGGCGAAAACCTTACGCTGACGCATATACAGCAAATCCTCACCGCCATTGGTCTTGGGGTCACGGGCCATTTCATAGGGAACCTTCACGCCGATGTCCTCATAGGAGAAAGCACCGTTGCCCATAGCGTAGGTGGTGTACTGAACACCAGCAACCACATAATCATTGGCCGCAAGGGTCTTGGAACCGAAGTAGGGCGTGACCTTGGACAGAAGGATTTCGCCATCAGCGGGGGTGCCAGAAGCAACGATCTTCAAAGCGCCATCGGTGTTGGCGTCGGCATCAAAATAGCCTTCAGAAACAGGCATCTGATCGGTGACGATCACCAGCTTGCCGTTCCAAGTACCCAATTCCAAATCACGCTGAATCCCGTCCTTGTCGGTGTACTTCAGGCGTTCGATCAGGTTCAGGTTTTCAAGGCCGGTGGAAACATCACTATGGCAGAAAACCAAAGTGAACTTCTTCTTGTTCGCACCGCAAGCCTTGTTTGCCGCCGTGTTCAGGGTGGTGGCGGTCATAGCACCGGAAACGGTGGTGGTGTGCTTCTCCACAAATTCCTTGTTCTTGGCATCGGTGGTGGACATGGCAAAAATGCCCTTCAGGATGGAAAGAATGGTGGCTTCATCCAGTTCATCCTTGTACTGTGCGACCTGTTCGCTGATATTCGCCATAAAATCAACGCCACCGGTCACATCATAGGAGAAATCACGCTCTTTCCACGCCTTGGCACGGCCAACCACCACAACGCCCTGTTCAAAGGTCTTGGTGGAAGTGGCGGTAATGTCGGTAGAACCGTCATAGTTCACCGCATCACCGTCAATCAGGCCACGCATGGCAAGACGGGCGTAAGCGGTGCCGTTCTGACCGCTGAACACTTCCTGAATGTCAGGGTTTGCGGCCAATGCACGGGATTTCTTGATTTCGTTCATGTTCAGGTTGGGAACACGGGCCACCATGTACTTGAACGCTTCAGCATTGAAACTCTTGGAATCAAACTTGTTGTTAGGCATAGTTCAAAACTTCCTTTCTAAAAATAAGATTTGTAGGGGTGTTGGTTAGTCCAACTTTGCATCCGGGTGGGCTTCCAAATACTGACACAGTTCATCATAGGTCATTTTGGAAGGATCATCACCGGCCGGGGGTGTATCACTCTTTTCACCGGGCTTGGCACCCTTGAACTTCTTATCAGGGGCCTTGGTGTCAAACAGAAAAGCCGTGTCCTGACCGTCCACCAGCTTCTTGATTTCGTCACTCAAGCCCTTCACCGTGCCATCATCGGCCAGTTCAGCCTTGGCAAGAAAATCAGCCATCAGCGCCTTAACAGCGGTGTTGTTCTTGGCCTTGGCTCCGGTCAATGCCATATCAACGGCGTTGCCGATTTTCAGCGCCTTCAGTTCGGCTTCATGGGCCTTCTTCTGGTTGGCGTTGTCGGTCTGAAGCTGTGTGATCTGATCCTGAAGCGCCTTGGTGTCACCTGTGGACTTCTTCAGCGTTTCAAGCTGGGTGTCACGCTCTTTGATCGTGTTCTTTGCGTTGGTCAGTTCGGTGTTGACCTCATTGAAGCGGCTTTTGGTAACGAAGGAACCGTTCAGGCCCTCCATGACCTTATTGGCCTGTTCCTCGGTCAAGCCCCATTCCAGCAGATTTTCCTTTGTCATAGTGATAACCTCCAAATCCTTTTTTACCGTGGGTTAGGAACCACGATTTTATTTAGATTTCTGTTTACCGCCCACAAATCCAAAACGGCGATGGTATGAAAAAACCACCACCGGCCAAAGGCCGGGGTGGTCAGATCATCAATATAGGGATTTTTCATCCAGTTCAGGTGGCCGGTAAGGGGTTCCCTTATCCAAACAATCCTGAATAATGGCTTCCACTTCCGCTTCCTCGACACCCATCAAGGCGAACAGGGGGAAGTTCTCATGAAATCGTTCAAGATATTGTTCAATCAGTTCAGCCATTTTCAACACCCCTTTCACGGCTGATTTGCAATCACCTTCAACATATCTTCATACATGGCATAGGACTTGGGAAGATATTTCTTGATGGTTGCCAAACTTTCCGGGGAAGTCATGGTTGCGGAAGTCATTTCCGCAAAGGCTTCAGTTCCAAGGCCCCAATCAATCCCGTTGTAAGTTCGGGTTGTCCAGTAGGAACCGCCACCATGACCAATGCCACAGCGGATTTTTCCACGGGTGGCCCCTTCCAATATATCAGAAAGATCACCGTACTGCAATGGGGTTAATGCCTTCACTTCCGCTTGAACGGCGGCATAGGCATAAGATTTTTTCACCTTGAACCCACCATACTTGATGTAATAATCAGCGGTGTTTTGCGACATCCAGCCTTTTTGTACCCAATACGGGAAATCATCTTTATGGGCCTTCATGTCAGCAAGAACCCGATCCACCCAATCAGTCACTTCATCCTTGATGGTTTGTGGAAAAGCCCCGCCCTTGTAAGTAGAAGAAAAATGCCATTGCCCATTCGGGGTTCCAAGCTGTGTCGCAAGGCCATCAATGGCATGGCCGCTTTCATGGAAAGTGGTGGCATAAGGGGCGCTCCAAGAACGGCCCTTCCCGTCAGCGTCAATATTCACATAAATGCTATTGCCCTGACAGTATGCACCGCCTTGATGGTTCGCCTTTGCAACCTTGATTTGGGTTTCATACTTATCCCAAGCGGCCTGAAGGTCAGGGCTTTGGCAAGCGTCCACACGGTCACGAATCTGATCATAATGGTCTTTGCCGAACTTCTTTCCAAACTCGGTGTTGTAGTCACGAAGCGTTTTGGCAACACCGGCCCCGGTTGCAACGGTCAAGCCAGCCTTGGAACCACCGTTCACGAAGGTCTGAACCCAATCAGCATATTCCATGTTGGCTGGAACATAGTACACATTCCCATCAGCGTTCCGGGCGGCTCTCTCACCGGCATACTTGGGATCAATGGCCGGGGCCGTGGTTCCTCGACAGTTGGGGTGGAAGGGCGGCACAGTCACGCCGGGTTCATATTGGGAAATGGGGATCACCTTACCATCAAGCCCACCACAAATGGAACAGGTATGGGAATCCAGCGTTTCAATGATTTCCACCATTTCAACATCCAAATCCTTGTAACATTCCTTAGTTGCAACGGCGTTGAAATAGGTGGTTTCGGTGTTGACCAACCGCCCCGCCTTATACCGATGAACCCCGAACTGCTTCTGAATGGCCGTGGTGATCTTGGACGGGGAATCACCCCGAAGAAGCCCTTGCGTCAGGCTCTTACTGACCGAACCCACCAAATCATTCTTGTTCAGCCAACAGCGATCCCGGAAGGTTCGCCCGTCCGTTGTCCAAGGCTTTGAAAGCAAGGTTTCAAGTTTCTTCTGATCCAGCCCGGTAATATCCCAACCAAGGCCAACGCCCTTCTGAACCTCAAAGGCTGTGTGGGTGTAGCCGTTGCCCACAACCTTCTTCAACAGGGCATCCAGACTATCAACCTGATTGCCGTACAGCAATTCAAGCTGTTGCTGAATACCTGTCTGAACAGCTTCAAGGCGGGAAATGTGGAACCGGGCGGACGCATTTTCCAGCTTCTTCAGCCATGCCGCATCCAAACCGGCCTGTTCACCGATCTTGATATACTGTTCAACGCTCCAATGAAATTCTTCAAGCTGTCCAGCGGTCAGCCATTTTCGGGCATCGGTCAGGCTGATTTGGTTGTTCACCGCAAAACGGGCATACCAGCTTTCAATTTCCTTCTGAACTGAACGCTGGGCATCCAAATACAGTTCTTCCATGTCCTGAATGGTTCGCTGGGCTTCTCGGTGGGCGCTGTCCTCCAAGATGGAAAACCGTCCACGCCAATAGTCCGCATTTCTCATGGGCGGTTCCTCCAATCCTGAAAAATGGTGCTGAAGGTGGGATTTGAACCCACACGCCTTGCGGCAACGGATTTTGAATCCGCCGTGTCTGCCTATTCCATCCACTTCAGCGTGAAAGCGGGGGTTTTCATCCCGCTTGTACTCCGAAGAATACAACCGCTATTCTGGTAGCCCGTGCCGGGGTCGAACCGGCGTTACCGCCGTGAAAGGGCGGTGTCTTGACCGCTTGACCAACGGGCCATGATGGGCCGGGGAAGGGAATTTCACCCTTTGGCGGGTAGGAGTAATAGCACCCCGCCACACTCAATGTCTGCCCCGGCGTATATTGTGAAACGGCGGGGGTTATTCGCCCCCACCATTATCACCTTGGTTCGGGTTGCCGGTCTGGAAGGCTCCGGCGTATTCCTGCGCCTGTGCCATAGCTTCTTCCTTTTCCTTCTGCAACCGGGCCATTTCTGCTTCAACATCCGTAACCCACGGGTGCTGTTCCACAATGGTTTCATTGGACAGAATACCAACGGACTTGGAACAGTTTTCAATGGATTCCGATTCATTGATCAGAATATCCCTGTTGAACACAATCGCCACATCATCCGTGAAATCTCCAACGCCGGTGTTGCTGAAGTGGTTGTTGATGAACCACAACAGTTCTTCAAAGGCCGCTTGGAACTCGGTTTCCATGCCGTTTGCGTCAAGGTCAATGTCAGAATACATGGATTGAATGTTCATTTGATTGGGGTTGCCGCCCAAACGATCATCCTTGGCATCGTAGCCACGGGCATTTTCAATCAGGGCTTTCTTGAACACATCCAAAATGGCCTTGTAGTTCTCGGAATTGACTTCCACCGTTAGGGTGGTAACACCACCATCATCACGAACCTTCACGGCTCCGAAGGTGGCAAGATTGCGGCGGAACTCACCAAGATTTTCACCATCGTAATTTTTCAGGATCAAGATGGTGTTCCGTGCGTCCTCTTGCATATTGTTTTCAAAGTCGGAAATCATGGTGTTGATTCCGTCCTGAAGGGTTTTCACACGGCGGATCAAGGGGATTTCCTGTTTGTTATACTTGAAGGGAATTAGCGGAATCCGTTCCCAATTCAGTTCGGTGGTTTCCTTGCCTTCTTCCTCAATGGTGAAATAGTTTTCGTGTTCCCCGGCTTCCACATCAGGCTTCAGATCAGTTCCATCATAGATATACCGATAAAGGCCATCAGCCTTGAACAGTTCAACCCGTTCAATGGTTTTCTTGGTATATCCATCCCACACTTCCTGCGGATAAAGGCGGATAGCGGAATCAAGGATGGTATGATCATCGTCAGCCCAAAACGGAAGAACTTCATAGGCTGGGAAATGTTTGAAGGCCAGATTGCCCTTTTTGTCATAGAACGGGAACAACCAGCCAAGGCCACCATTCAGGGCATCTTCACAGACATACTTCAGAAGCCGGTGGAACCGTTTATTGAACACATTGTTCAAAGCATCCGCATAGGCTTTGTTCTGACAGTTCACCGTGAAGGGCTTGCCCACAAGGTAGTTGGTTTTCTGATCCACCATCAGGGCATATTGATTATCAATCAGGCGATTGTTCGGAAGATTGTCCACTTCCTGAAGTTTGCCATCAGCACCAATGATTGTGCGCTTCCGGTTCAGAATGTCATGACGGCCTTCATAGTAATCAGCGCCCTTAATCTGATCCCGGCGCTTCAGGCTGTTCTTCCATTCACGGATTTCAGCGGCATAAAACTGAAGTTCAGTCATGCCGGTTCGCCCACCCTGAAGGATCAGGCGGTTGATACGCTCCATAGCGTTATCCAGAAACATATTCAATCACCCTTTCCTTTCACCATCGGGGGGGGGCAAAACCCACCGGCCTGTTTCGGGTTTTCTCCAAAACCAAAGATTGATTGGGAAGTTCCACTTCAATCTTCAAGGTTTTATATGGAAGGCGTTCAGCCCATTGTTCAATCTTGTTCAGAATATACTTCTGTTCAAACACGGGCTTTCACCGCCTTTCTTCATTGCTTAATAAACGCAAACACACGGAAACCGTGTGTTTTTCGTGTGTTTTGTTACTATCATGTTATTAGTCGAAGCTGAAGGCGGGGCCAACCAACATATCTTCCAGCCCGTAACGCATAGCGTCCATAAGGTGGTTGAAATCATCAATGGGAACATTGATCTTGGCCCCGAACTTATCTTCTGCCCATGTGTAGTTTGAAATCTCTGTGATGAAGTTCACGCATCGGGGATGAACAATGATGGTGTAACCCTGAATGTACTGGATTCCGTTGTTCACGCTGTCCTTGCCCTTCCGGGCGGCTCTGATACGATGAAGGCCAGCATCCCGCAATTCATCAATGCTCTTGGGTTCGGCACAATCGGCCTTGATCCGTTCCTTGCCGTAACCCATGCCGGTGATCCGGTCACAGATTGCCCGGTTCGTCAGGGCCTTTTCATACAGTTCATCAAACACCCAAATGGTTCTTTCCTTCTCACTCACCAGCCCACAGAACAGGGCCGTGGGATCGTTGGTATAACCGAAGTCAAGGCCGAAGGCGCTTTTCACATCAGGCTTCTTGGAAATAGCCAGATAGTCAAAGGCTTCTTCCCGCCAATTATCGAAAATCAGGCCATCCACAATGCCCCAACCTCCAAGGCCAGCCACCTTGTAGCGGCGGGGGTTGTTTTCCTTCATGGTGTTGAACACCTTCAAATCCGCCGTGTCCAGCCATTCATTACACAGGTAATTGGTGGTTGTGGCGTAAATCTGCCCATCCGGGCTGATCCAGCTATCATGAAACTTGTATGTGGGGTTCCCTTGGGCATCCTTGCCGGTGATCTCCCCGAAGAAGCGTTTCCTGATCCAATGCTTTTCGTTCCACGGATTGAATGTCAGCGTGATTTGCTTGAACAGGCCGGTTTCTTCCGGGATAGCACCACGGATGGATTCATCCAGCATATCAAAATCAGCTTCATTCATGATTTCGTATGCTTCTTCAATCCAGCACCAGCACAAAAACCCTATTTCAACCGTGATACTCGTCACTTTTAGGGGATCATCAAGGCCCCGGAAGTAAATTTTCTGACCGGTGGGAAGGTAGGTCATTTCAAGGGGGCTTTCCTTGATTTCCCAATAGGCTGAAACCTCAAGGCGGTTGATTGCCCATTTCAGTTCAGTGAAACAGGAATCTTTCAAGGTTCTGAACACCTTGCGAACCACAAGGGTATTGGCTTCAGGGTATTGCATCATCCGTTTGATGATGTTTAGGGCCGTGGTCTTGGATTTCTTGGAAGCACGGCTTCCCTTACACACCCGATAACGGCCTTTGAAGTTCCAGAAGGTTCCGTAACCCTTGCCAACCACTTCAGGAAGGTGAACCCGCTTGGCCTGTGGGCTAATCTTCAAGTTGATCATCCCCCGTGATAATCACCGGAACGGCCCCTTCCA